AGCGTTACGACTCCTGCGGCCAAGATTCATGCGGTTGGAAATGTTCGCGCCTCTACTGGTACTGGAACTGTTTACACGCAACTTGCAAATGACGGCGTGTATTCAACTGGCACAGACCTTTATTTGTTTGCTCCAACTGGGTACGCAAACATTTTTTACGCCAACAACGCCGAAGTCGGACGCTGGACCTCTACCGGGCTTGGCATTGGGACGAGTTCGCCTGCTGCGAAGTTGGATGTGCGTGGGTATGCGGCTTTGGTCGCGGCAAACAATGTTGAGAAAGGTGTAAGTTTTTATACCGCAAACGGTACATACGAAACCGCACGAATCAGTAGTCTCAACAACGTTTCTTACAACGACTCCGGTGATTTGCGTTTCTACACGGCGGGAACATCAAGCGCAGGGTTGTCGCTGAAGATGCTGCTTGATACGCAGGGCAACCTCGGCCTCGGGATGACGCCCTATGGTTCTGTCGGCGGGAACGGCGAACTGTTGCAGATTGGAAACCCGCTCACAAAGGTTGGTTCCGGCCTCACTATTGGTTCCACGACCACGGGTGACATTCAGTTTTCAGATGCTGCTTCCGGTACAGGGCAGTACGCTGGGCTGATTCGGTATTCGCACTCTAGCGATTTCATGACGTTATGGACGGCAAGTGCCGAACGCGCCCGGATTACCTCGGGTGGGGTTTTCCTTGTTGGGACGACAACTGCCTCAACAACATCTGGTGCCGGTGTAAAAATTGGGATTAGTTCAGGCAATATAAGTGCAGTTGTTGCCGATTCAACTGGTTCATTAGACACTTATAACTACTACTCCACAAACGCAGGCGCATTCCGTTTTTATGTGAATTCTGCGGGTACGGTACACGCCACCAACACCACTATCAGCGCCATCTCGGATCAGCGATTTAAGGAAAACGTCCAAGACCTTGATGTGGGCCTCGACGCGATCATGGCGCTCAAACCGCGCAAGTTCGATTGGAAGGAAGGCAAGGGCAAGGACATCAAGGGTGACCGTGGCTTCATCGCTCAAGAGTTTGAGCAGGTGTTCCCTGACCTGATTGATGAGTGGAAAGACCCCGCGCCAGAAGGTGAAGCGCCCTACAAGTCGGTGCGGCAAGACCTGATCCCCGTGCTTGTGAAGGCAATCCAAGAACTCAAGGCACAGAACGACGACCTCCGCGCCCGCCTCGCAGCCGCAGGCATTTAACCGAAAGGAACCATAATGGAAATCATCATCAACCAAATGGATCGCGTAGCCGCAGACGGTTTCGTGACCGTAGTCCATTGGAGCGTGACCAAAACTCAAGGCGAGTTCACTGCATCGCAGTACGGCACTGAGTCCTTCACTGAAGAAGGCACATTCAAGCCCTTCTCTGAACTGACTGAGGCTGAAGTCAAAGGCTGGCTCACCACTCGTTGGGGTGCTGACGGAGTGGCTGCTAAGGAAGCTGCTTTGGATGCTCAGTTGGCTGCAATGGCCAATCCTCCTGTTCTTAGCGGACTACCCTGGGCTGCTTAAGGACTTAAGGAGACAAAGTGATTGATCCAGTAACTGCTTTTGGAGTTGCTGTAACGGCTTTCAATACCGTACAGAAACTAGTAAAGGCAGGCAAGGAAATTGAAAGTGTGGCAGGACAGCTAAGTAAATGGTACTCTGCTGTTCAGTCATTTAATGAATCCGCTAACAAGAATAAGAAAAAAGATTCTGGCTCTGCAAGCCAAGAAGCACTTGAGATTACACTGCATCGTCAAAAACTTAAAGAAATGGAGTATCAGTTATATATCCTTATCGCTGGTACTTATGGACAAGAAGTTTATCAGTCAATGGTGGCTGAAAGACGAAGGATCAAAGCAGATAGAGAAAAAGCTGCTAAAGCAGCAAAGCAAAAGAAAAAAGAAATGATTATAAATGGTTTTTATCTATTTATGATTCTTTTCTTATTAGTACTCTGTTACCACACATACGAATATCTTATAAGGAATTTACTATGAAAAAGTCTAATAAAGTTCAGAAAGTCATGCATGAGTATAAAGAAGGGACTTTACATAGTGGTAAGAAAGGCCCCGTAGTCAAGAGCCGTAAGCAGGCTGTTGCAATCGCTCTTTCGGAAGCAGGAATGACTAAGAAGAAGGCTAAGAAGTAACATGGACGCTGGCTTCAACGAGAATTTGAAAAGAATTGAAGTAAAAGTAGACAAATTAACTGATGCTGTTGCTCGACTTATTCTTGTTGAAGAACGACAAACAGCACAAGGTGTTCGTATTGGTTCTTTAGAGACAACCACGGTAGACATGAAACATAAGATTGATCGTGTTGATCGTAAGGTTGATAGGTGGGTTCACATGGGTATGGGTGCTTGGGCTGTTCTTGTGACTCTGTTTGTTATCTTTGAATTAGTTGTAAAAATACAACAATAGTGCAAACACCTATAGACAAGATTTATAGTTCCTGTATAATTATTGCTTATAAAGACACCAAGGAAAACTAATGGCAACAACTTATTTACAACTTGTTAACAATGTACTTATACGCCTTAGAGAACAAGAAGTGTCTTCTGTAAGTGACACTGTTTATAGTTCTTTAATTGGTGTTCTTATCAATGATGCTAAACGAGAAGTAGAAGATGCTTATTCTTGGAATGCATTGAATGATACTCTTATTCTTCCAACAGTTGCTAATACTGGTTCATATACATTGCCTGGGTCTGGCCAACGATTCAAGGTTCATTCTGTCATGAATGAAACTGAGGATGTTCCGATGAGGCAAGTGTCTCCCGATTGGTTGGATACTCAGTATTATCTTGCTGATGTTCAGAATGCTGCTCCAATCTATTATTGTTTTGATGGCGTTAGTGGTGATGATAATATTGTACGCGTATGGCCACAAGCCGATGCAGTATATTCATTACGATTTAATCTAAACATTCCTCAGAATGATTTGTCTGCTAATGGTGACTTGATCAAAGTACCTGCCCATTTAGTTCAAATGTTAGCATACGCTAATGCTGTTGCTGAACGTGGAGAAGACGGTGGACAGTCATTTAGTGAATTATATCAGAAGTATCGTCTTGCGTTGTCTGACGCTATTTCATTAGAAGCTAATCGATACGATGAACAAGTAACCTGGGAAAGCACATAATGGTTGCAAAGTTATTAACAACTTCAATTGCTGCTCCGGGATTCATGGGACTGAATACCCAAGACTCTATTGTTTCGCTTGAGTCTGGATTTGCAACGGTAGCAACTAATTGTGTTATCGACAAGTTTGGTCGTATTGGTGCTCGGAAAGGATGGTCTAGACAACATACTGGTAATGTTGATTTAGGATCTTCAAGCATTCAAGCGATTGGGGAGTTAATAGCTAACGATGGAACATCGTATGTTATTGCAGCCGGTAACAACAAACTATTTAAACTTTCCGGATCTACACTAACGACACTGGCGTATGGTGGTGGCGGTGTAGCTCCAACGATTACTGCTAATAATTGGCAGATGGCTCCGCTGAACGGAATCTTGTATCTGTATCAAGCCGGACACGATCCTTTGATCTTTGATCCTGCTGTGTCTAATACTACATTCCGCAGAGTGTCAGAAAAGTCGGGATATTTAGGGTCTGTAAGTCAAAACAACTGTGTAATCAGCGCCTATGGCCGTACATGGTCTGCAAGTAACGGAAGCAACAAGACAACGATTCAGTTTTCTGACTTACTTAGTGGTTTTGTCCTGTCTACCGGAACTGCTGGTACTTTAGACATCAGTGAAATCTGGCCTGCTGGTGCAGATGAGATCATTGGTTTAGCTGCTCATAACGGATTCTTGATCATCTTTGGTCGTAGGCAAATTCTTATCTATGCCAATGCACAAGATCCTGCTTCTCTGACTATTCAGGATGCAATTACAGGTGTCGGTTGTCTCGCAAGAGATACAATTGTCACCACAGGAAGTGATGTTATCTTTCTGTCTGATAGTGGCGTAAAATCACTGATGCGAGTGATTCAGGAGAAGTCTGCTCCCCTGCGCGACTTAAGTGCTAATGTCCGTGATGATCTGTTAACCGCTGTTTCTATTGAAACTACACTAGGAAACATCAAGGCAGCATATTCAGACAAAGAAGGCTTTTATCTTTTAGCTTTGCCTTTGTCTGGTCTTGTATATTGTTTTGATATTCGAGTTACTCTACAAAATGGAGCAGCACGGGCGACTACTTGGGATAGTTTAATTCCTACTGCATTCTGCTACAAACAGAATAAAGACTTATTGTTTGGTCGTCCTGGTTATGTTGGTAAATACGATACTTACTTAGATGACTCTGCTACATTCAATTTACGATATTACACGAATTATTTCGACTTCGGTGTGCCTACTGCACTGAAGATTATGAAGAAAGTCGGTATTACGACTATCGGTGGAGCAGGTTATCCTATTTCATTAAAGTTTGGATACGATTATACCGACATTTACAATAGTCGTGTGTTTAATCTTGCCAATGCTGCTGTAGCTGAATACAACATTGCTGAATACAATATCGGTGAATACGGTGGATCAGCATTTGATAACCGTGTGATTAACATTGGCGGTGCCGGTAAGGTTATTCAGCTAGGCTTTGAAACTATTGTGAATGGTAAGCCTTTCTCGTTACAAAAGATCGATGTGTTCACTAAAGTGGGTAAAACCAGATAAAAGGGGTATTTAAGTGTCTAATTACACCAAAACAACTAACTTTGCTGTCAAAGACGGTCTTGTTTCTGGCAACCCCTCGAAGATCATCAAGGGAACGGAAATCGATACCGAATACAATAACATTGCTGCGGCTATCTTGTCTAAGCCCGATGCTAACAATGGAACGCATACTGGAACTACTGTAATGGCTAATCTTACATTGTCTGGAACCTTCTCTGGTACTGTTGATGGAGGTACCTACTAATGGCTGACACGATTGATTATACCGGTCTTCTAGGCGGTCTTATCAGTACTGCTGGTAATATTTATGGCCTGAATCAGCTTTCATCTGCACAACAGCAGGCTGGACAGTTGGCGGCACAGCAGTCACAGTTCCGTCCCGTTGGCGTAACCACTCGCTTTGGTCGCTCAGGCTTTCAATACGGTCCTGATGGTCGTCTAATTGGTGCAGGCTACCAAGTTGCTCCTGATGTTGCAGCCATGCGTGAGGCCCTTATGGGCATCTCTGGCGGTGCGCTGCAACAAGCACAACAGCAGCAAGCCATGCAAGGCCAAGTCAATCAAGCTGCTCAGGGCTTGTTTGGTTTAGGACAGCAGTATATTGCTCAGACTCCTCAGCAGGCTGCACAGCAGTACATGGCTCGACAGCAGGAACTGTTTGCTCCTTTGGATGAACGTGCGTTGGCTCAGTTGCAGACTTCGCAATTCCGTAAGGGCACTGGCGGTCTTGCTATGGGCGCTACCGGTGAAACTCCGATGGGTGCTCCCGGTCTTCGGGCTGCTAATCCGGCCATGGAAGCCTTCTACAACGCACAGCAACAGCGTAATGCTCAGTTAGCTGCACAGGCTCAACAAGCTGGTCAACAGCAGGCTACCTTCGGTCAGGGCTTGCTTGGTGGTGCATTGAATCTCCAGGGTGGTGGCTATGAAGCACAGCAACGGGCACTGGCTCCGTTTAGTTCTGGCTTTGGTCAAGCTACGGGTGTTGAACAAGCAGGTATGCAGCCGTTAATGACTGGTGCTCAGCTAGGTGCCGGTAACGTCGAAGCAGCTAAGGCATTGCTTGCTAGTCAGTCCGCTTCTGCCTTGACGGATGCACAGCGAAATGCTGCCGCTATCGGCGGTATTCAGAATGTTGGAAGTGTGCTTGCTGATCCGGTTGCTAAGTTAATCGGCAAACTCTTTGGAGGTTAATAATGGCTGATGGAATGATGGGTAATCCTTACCTGAACCTCCTTAACCAAGGTCTTAGTCCTGAACAGGCTCAGTCAGAGGTTGATCGTCAACGAGCAATGCAGTTTGCCAATATGAATCCTCAGTCTCGGATGGCTGCTGGCATCTACCAAGGCATCACTGGTATTGGTCGTGCATTAGGTGCTCGTGATCCGATGCTTGAGCAGGCTTCGCAGTTGCGTCAATTGGCAGGACAGTTTGATACGAATACTGCTGAAGGAATGATGCAGTTCGCTAACGCTGCTAGTTCTATAAATTCTCAGGTTTCACAGCAAGCCGCTGCACAAGCGCGTCAGATGATGCAGCAGCAGGCTACTTTAGCTAAGACTCAAGCAGAAACAGTTGCTAAGCTCCGTGAACAAGATCCTAGGACGTTATTTATCAAGGCTAATGCTGATAAGTTTACTCCGGATAGTTTACAGGCTTATGCTAGTAGCGGAAATTATTCTGTACTGGATAATATTACTAAAGAAGATAAAGCAGCTAAACCCCCTGCAGACTTCGTAGCAAAGGCCGTGGAACTTGGATTTGGGGAAAAGACTAGATTTGGCGATTATTCTCAAGATCAAGTAAAACAAATTAATAGAGCTTTATTGGACGAAGCAAGAGAAAAGCGTCCTCCTCCTGTTAGTGTTTCTATTGATACTAAAGGTCAAACAGCGTTTGAACAAGAAATTAGTAAACTGGATGCAAAAACTGTATTAGATGCTCGTGCACAACGAGAAGGAGCACTGTCTTCTCTCAGGTCACTAGAGGCCATGAGTCGTCTTTCTAATGAAGGACTTATTTCTGGTTCTTTTGCAACTGGTCGCGTTGGTGCTACAAATCTTCTTGACACTCTTGGACTTCTTGGCCCAGGAGATAAAGATAAACTTTCTCGTTCAGAAAACTATGTTAAGATTTCTGGAGATGTTGTTCTTGGTACTCTTGGCGGAAAACTTGGCGCGGGTTTCTCAAACGAAGATCGAAAGTTTATTCAAGGGCTTGTTCCACAACTTGAAAACAGTCCCCTTGCTCGTCGGCAACTCATTGAATTTATGCGAAAGAAATTTACTGATATTGCTGATGAAGCCACCCGTCTGGAAGACTATGCACGAGAAAACCGTTCATTAAAGGGATTCAAACCAAAAATTCCTCTTCCTAGTGGTGGAGGAAGTCTTTCTAGTATGTCCGTTGATGAACTGGCTCGTTTAGCTGGCGGAAGAGTTGTTAACGGGCAATATGTGCCTGGAAGGAATTAATAATGGCGTCTAAAGAAGAAGCACTAGAAGAACTTAAGAAGCGTGGCATTACTGTATCTACAGAATCTATTTTTGAAGATAAAGCAGACACGCTTTCAGAGTTTACTAAGTTTGGTGAAAGTTTACTCAAAGGATCAGCACGAGGGCTTGTTAATATTGCTGGCGGATGGGGAAATCTATACGATTACCTGAAAGAAAGTAAAGATCCAAGTGCTTTTTCTTCTGCCGGTATCAATCGTGCAATCAAAGCACTTACCGGTGTTGATGTTCAACAGATCAAAGGATATCGTGGAGCCGGAGAGTTTGGCGAAGCTGCTGCGCCTGCTACAGTCTTAAGTGCGCTAGGTCTTCCTGGCTTATTTAAGCCTAGTCCTATTGGATTGGCAAAAGAAGCGGCTGTTGCTGGAACAACAGGTGTACTTGCGCCTGCTTTGGCGCCCGATAGTCCTTTAGCCCAGTTTGCACTGCAGTCTACTCCGTATGCCTTAAAAAGCTCTTTGACAAGTGCTCGTTCATTTGTGAATAGGCCAGAAGGACAGGTTCCAAGTAATATTGACGAACTTCTGCGAGTTGGTCGAATGACTCCTGGAGAAGCAACTGGATACCGTCCTCAGTTAGCCGCTGAGGCTCGAACAGAGGCTTCAACAAGAATTGGAGAGGCTGGAAATATCTTCCGTATTGCACAGACAGAAGATGTTAACAAGTTTTTAACGGCTGTCTTTAATCGAGCATCTTCACAAGCTGTTAGTCCTGACATTGCAGCAACTTCCGCAATTACGGCTTTTAACAACTATGGAAAAGCTCTTTCCTCTAAGTTAAAAACAGATTCCTCAAGAGACTTTGCTGCGGCTCGGTCTGCTAAAGGAACGGTGGATACGACACCTGTTTTAACAGCTATTGATGATTGGGCTGCTCGTATTCCTCCTGAAACTCCGGGGTTTGAAGCAATTAAGACTGCAATTGGTCGTATCAAAGATGAGTATTTAATTCCTGCCAAACCTGCAACTGTAACGCCATCTACAGTCTTAGGCCCGACAGGGCAACCCGCCACTGTTAATATTACTCCTGCCACTCCTGCCGGTGTTCAAGAAATCAGCATTGACAGGCTTCAAAAGAACCTGTCTGCATGGGGTGAAGCAGTATACTCTGGAAAAGCAGATTTTGGTAAAGGAAACATCTTTGAAGGCGTTGCACCTGGACAGGTTAAAGGCGCGGCACTCAGCATTCTGAGAGGTTTTAGGGAATCTTTGGAT